ACTATCTCGAGCTTATACTCCCAGCCCGTCGCTTTGTCTTCCCATTTTTGTTGAAATATGTAATTGTTGCTTGGCATTAGCTTCTTCTTAACTTACTTAGTTGCAATTTTTCTACTCTTTTTATTAGTTCTTTATCGTTTACCTCTAACGCTAAATCCACTCTTGTATTTGTTTTTCGCATATAGTTACCTTTTTGCGTTAGCTCATTCAAGTTTGTAATTTTTTCGTTTAAAATTTTTAATTCTTTTTTTATTTTTTTTAGTTCTAATACGTCCTCGGTTTTTGCTAATGTTATTATATTTATAAAACTTAAATTTTCTTTTGCTGCGTTTAATTCTTTGTAAGCAGTTTTTATCTTTTCGGGCTCAAAAATTTTGTAATATTCAAAAATATTTTTATCGTTGTCTAATAAAAATCTTAGTTCTTTCAAGTTTTTTTGTGTTGCGTTTGATGGAATCACGCTCTCACCTCTACTCAGCATCGCTGGAATTTCATCGCTATAACTTGTTCCCTTACCTTTTAGATTCACAACGCCTTTTCTGAATTTTGCATTCGATACTGCACTTTCGGCTGCAGCTAAAGCTGCATATAGCACTGCAGACATCACAGCAGCTGTTCCTATCCCAAAGAGCGATTTGGTTGCAAGTTCTTCACCCAAAATTCTCACAATCAGCACTGGGACTAATGCTCGTGCCCCTGCAAGTGCTGATAAAACCAATGCTTTTGTAAAACTCTTGTTTTGTAGCATCATTTGGGCAAAAGTAGTGCCCATAACAGTTGCGGTTGTTTGGTATATTTTTTGCAGTGCTTTTGCTCGTTGCTCTTCTATTGCTATTTTTTTCTCGCTCAAATCGTTAATTTTTGCATTTGCAGAAGCAATATCTTCGACTTCTTTGTTCTTTATTTTGTTTTGTAAATTATAAATTTCGTTTTCTATTTCAAATATTTGATTTTTATAATCTGCATACAAATTAACTACGCTATCTAAACTCTGCTTTGCAGAATCTATTGTTTTAATCAAAACGTTGTTTATAGAATTAGCAAAAGTTTCTATAAATTTGTTATTGTTCTCGCTTAAAACTTTGTTCTTTTCTTCATCTATTTTTATTAACTCGTTGCTTAATTCTACGTAGCTTAATTTTTGTTGCTGATAATTGCTATATACTGCATTTTTTTCTTTTTCTAAATTTTTTAATTTACTGTCTAATTCTTTGTTTGTATCGAAAGTTAGGTTTTTGAATTCTTCTACTAACGAGCTAGTTAATGTTTTAAAATCTTTGTAAAACGAAGTAGTATTGCTGATGTGATCAATATCGAGCTGTTTGCGTTTGTTGTAATATTCTACGTAAATTTTTAATTCTTCAGCTTTATTGCCCCTGACTTTGTTTATCTTTTCGTCAAATTCTTTTTCTAACTGCAATTTTTCAAGTTCATACTGCTGTTTTTGATAATCGCTGATAAGTTTTATATTGTTTTCTCTAATCTTATAATTATAATTTGCATTTATTACTGCTAAATCATCCAACATTTGTTTTTCTATATCTTTGATTTCTTCGCTATTTGCTTTTTTTGCTTTAATATATTCTTCTAGTTCTTTTTGTGCGTTTTCTAAGTTTTTGCTAGCTAACTCAGCTTCTTCTGTTTTGTTTTGTGATTTTAAATTTTGCAACAATAATTCATATTCGATTATTTTTTTATAGTGATTTTTATAAACTTCATCGTTTTTCAAAACTTGGTTTATTTTCTGTGCAGTTTCCAACTCTAAAATTTTTATTTTGTAGTTTTTGTATTTGTCCAAAGTTTTGATATCAGCCAGATTGCTCTTTTCCAACTGCTTATTAACTGCATCTAAATTTGTTTTTGTTTTTTCTATTTCTTTTTTATTAGTTTCATCTAACAACTTTATTTTTTTGTCTGCAACTTTTTGATAAAAATCCTCCAAAACCTGCGAGTATTCTAGTTCTTCTAACTTTTTTAATTCTTTTGTTGCATTTATTGCTTTAGTTATATTTTCTTTTTCTTTTTTGCTACTTGCTCCCAAAATAGCATTGTTGTATTTTGCTAATTCTTTGTCGTAATTTTCTAACTTGCTTTTATAATTTTCTTGCAATGTTAATAGTTCTTTCAAATTTTCATCTTCTAAAGATTTTTTAAAATATTCAAACTTTTTCTTTCTTAGTTCTTCTTCAACTTTTATGTATTCGTCATACTCTTTTACTGCTGCTTCTTTTGTTACTATTCCGCTTTTGTTCAAGTTTTTCATCTGCCCCAGAAGCCTGTCCAGTTCTTGCTTTTCTTTTACAGTAAAATCAGTCGCTTTTCTTATTGCATTCTGGAAATTGTTGATTTTTGCAGATTTTTCGGTGCTTGTTAAATCATCCCACTGCTGCAGAGTTGCAGTCATTTCGTTTCTTAGTGCCTCAAATCTGCTGTTTCCCTGCTTTACTTCTGCGTTGTTGTTTGCTATCCGCTTCTGCTGCAGTTCATCATATTTTTTTGCGTTTTCTATGTCTTTATCTGTGATTGCTGCTTTGACTTGCTCTTTCTCTCCTGCCCCTAATTTTCGCAAATACTCAAACGCTTTTGCTGTTGCTGTAATTATCTTGTTAATCACCCCAAAAACCGCATCCACTCCGCTTTTTAAGAACTTAAAAGCATCGTTTAAAATAGGTATTTTTTGCGTTACTTTGTCAATCCACGCGCCTAAATTTTTAAACGTATCCAAAACAAACTTGAACGAATTTACAAAAACTAAATTAATAAAATTACTTAACTGCTTAAAACCATCGATAATTAGCATTATCTGGAACTTTAAAACTCCCCAAAAAGCATCCCCAGCAAATTTTACAAAGTCTGAAAGCAAGCCACTAATCACTATCCCCAGCCCCTTTATAATATCGATTGCTGGCTGAATTATGTCCAAGAAGGGCTTTATATTTTCGTAGACTTTAGCAAAAAATTCGCTTAAAAAACCAGCACTTTCAATGGGCACTTTTGGTAAATAGTCTTCTAATTTACCGCCTTTAATCTTCATTAACTCGAGTGCTTTCTTTAACGCATCTCCCTGCCTTGCCCCCATATCGTTAATTTCGTTAATCATTTTCAGCTTTGTTTCTTCAGGAATAGATGAAAACGCTTTGTCTGTGAAAATCGAAGACTGAAAGTCTACTACTGCTCGCTTGATTTCTTCGTCTGTTGCTGCTTTATAAATCGCTTGTTTGTAGTTATTTAAAGTGCTTATTATCTTTTTCTCTACTGGACTAGTCCCAGTGACCCATTCAAAAGCTTTGTCAAACCAGCCTTGCGAAGAACTTTTCATCAATTCTGTTATCTTTTCTCCTGATTTTTGCACGCTTAGACTTGCTTTTTTTGTGTCTAACTCTAAGTTTTTAACTTCGTATTGAAATGCTAGCGACTTTTGCTGTATTATTGTATCTTCTTGCTCTTTTTGTATTTTGTTAATTTTTTGTAATACTACGCTGTAATTGTCTGATTTTTCTATTAAGTTAGGATACAATTTATTAATATCAGCAAGTAAAATTTTTTGTTCGTCTAAAATTTTATTTTTTTCGGAACTTGACAAATCTGCAATTTGTAATTTACTTTGTAAGTTTTTATATTTTTCGTTTAGTGCGTTTATTTTGCTCTGTTTATTTAGTTCATATTTTACTTGTTCGTTTGCTAAATTTAATTTTTGCTTTGTAACATTCTGCTCTAGTTCTACTTCTTTTAACTTTTCTGCTGCTGATTTTTCTCGCAAACTTTTCGTTAAATAGTGCATCCCTACAACTGCCCCAGTGACTGCGGTGATGCCACCAACTATCAGCCCCACCGGGCCTGTTGCCGCAGTCCAAAACGCAGACCAGGACAAGGTTCCCGATGCTGTTGCTGGAATTAACGTAGTAGTAAGTGTTGTAGCAGAACCTTTTAATGCGTTTGTTACATTAGCAAAATTTAACTTTCCTAAATTTGCAAAATTCGCTGAAATATTAGCAATCCCTGATTTTAAAACAGGGATGCTTTGGCTAATATTATTTTTTAGAGTGCCTAAATTCGCTGACAAACTTTTAATGCTTTCGACTGGGCTGATTATCTTAATTGCAGCTAGGCTCGAAAATATAGGAGCAACCTGGGGCATCACGTTCATTATCGAAAGCAGATTAGGACTAACAACGCTAAAGAAACTGTTTAATTTTTCTTGTATTGCTCCAAACATCCGCTTAGACTTGCTTTCGATACTTTGGCTTGCTAATGCATAGGCTTCTTCGACCGAACCTATTGCTTCTTTTTGCATATATTCTAAATCTTGCAACGCAACTTTTGCCCCTGTATCGTTAACGAGCTGCAGTGCGTTAAATGCGTTTGCTGCTTCTACACTGCTAAATACCACATTTGCAGTTTTTCCTGCTTTTTCGAGCTCCTCGTTTAAACGCACCATCGATTTTTGCAAGCCTTCGGCTTTTATAGTCTCAATCGACATTCCCAGCTTCGACATCTCGGAAGCCAGTGCTGATGAAGGCTTCATCAATTCCACTAAAAGCTGCCTCAGCTGCGTTGTTGCTACGCTTGTAGGGACCCCTGCTTTTGTGATTGTTGCTAAACTTGCAGCAACTTGCTCGAAACTTATACCAGCACTCTTGGCCGTAGGAACTACATTATAAAGTGTAGGAGCCAGCTCTGCTACTGTTGTTTTACCTAACTTCACTGCCCCAAACAGCAAATCTGAATACTTACTAGCCTCGCTTGCTGAAGCACCATAGGCGTTAAGCACCGATGTTAGTGCATCGGTGGTTACTGTAACATCTACCAGCCCAGCTTTTGCGAGCTTTGACGTTGCTGACAAAAACGTTTGGGCTTGTGCTACATCTGCTATCCCGCCCGATGCTTTCACAGTGCCCGCTGAAATGCTGTCGTATAGTGCTTTAGTAATGCTTGTTGCATTTGCTCCATTCTTCACAAACGAGTTTATTGTATCTTCGAACTCTTTCCAGTTTTTGATGCCCAGAGTTCCAACGTTTCGCAGACCTTTGTCGATCTCTACAAACTGCGATGATAGCGAGTTTACAGAATTTGCTACTGTTGTAATTGCTTGGTTTAGTGCGTTGAAGTTAAACGCTTTTTGTGCTATATCTTTAATACTCAAAAGTGAAGATTTTGTATTGTTTAAATTTTGCGTCACTTGCTCTGCTGCAGCAGCAGACTGCGTGAACGAAACTTTTAAATCTTGTCCTGCACGCTTTCCTGAGTTTGCTATTTCATTTAACTGCGACTTTATTTTTTTGTCGTCAACAACGCTAAATTCTTTATTTTCAAGCACTTCGCTTAATTTTTTCAAAATATCATTAAACGCTTGTGCGTTCAAGACTGGGTCTATCGTTATTTTTAACGTTGCTGTTGCCATCAGTCTATAAAATTACTTGCAAAATATATCGCCAATTTTTCATATAGTACGCTCTTTTTGTAGTTTGTATAAAAGTCATCTATTCTTGTTATATCGTTATTCGCTAAAATACTGCACAGATACTGATTATAAAAATACTGCGAAGTAACAACGTCACTGTCGATAGGTAGCAGATTCATATTTTTACTCTTTTTTTTATTGTTTTTTTTCTCGATTTCTTTAAAAACATTAAATTTTTTAATTGCATCTACTTTTTTATTTTCAAATTCTAAATTTTTTGCGAAAAAATTCAAGTGCGTTGTTTACTTCTTCTACGTTTTGCATTCTCCAAAATTCGCTGTTTACGCTGCTATCAAACTTCTTCTTTGTTTCTTCGTCAAGTTTAGATTTGTCTAAAATTACTTTTAGCTTACGTAAATTATATTCCTCAATAAGCATCTGACTTTTATACGTGAATTTTTGCAGAACTACATTATTATCAATTAAGTTTATATCTGTTAGCATTTTCACATCTAAATTTTCTGCATTTTCTAAATTCAATAATTTTTCTCTTAAATTAATCACTTCTTTGAACTCTTCCTGCTTCTGCAGTTCTGCATACTTTTCTGCAAATTCGACGTTTAGTTTTAACAACTCGTCCTCCACCTGCAGTGAAGGCACTTTGAAATTTACTAACACATATTCACTTTCGTTAATATATAATTTAAAGTTTTCCATTTTTTTACTCAACTATACTTTCTTATTAAAATATTTTACGTTGTAGCATTTTTTGTTCCCTATCGTTTGTGCAGACCCTACTGCAGTAGCATCTAAAAGCCCTGTTGTGTTTGTTGTGCTATTATACATATCGAACAGCCCAGATGGGATTGACAAGTCAGCTGGAGCAAGTGCCCCCTGAAACTCGAGTGTGGGCTTGGTCCACTCGGTATTTTTTGTGTTAAATGAACCTGAAGTGTTGGCAACGTTGCCCAATGCAAACAGCGTTTTTATTTTTCCGTTTGCTTCGGTTGTGTAAGCTATTGCTATAACGTAACTTCCCGAAGATGAGCCAGAAGTCAATTTAGAACCATCTTCCAGCACTACTTCGCCACGCCCTGAAGACGTCGTTCCAGCCTGAGGTTTCACGGCATCTAAGAAATTGTAATAACTTTCATCGTCGTTATACTGCGTCCAGCTTATTTTTACTGTACCATCGTCCTGAAAATCGTAGTTGCCTTCTTCAATTGTTGTTAATGTATAAGCGTTGTGCGATACCGCGGTAGCTGCAGTAGTTCCGGTTAAGCCCTGGTAGATAGACCACGCTGAACCGTTAAAATTTGCTCGAAAAAACATTACTTTGTTTTTCGCAGGTGCTGAAGTTCCCATTTTTTTACCTCCTGTTAATTAAAAAATTCTGTTAATTTAATAAAAGAATAAGCATTTAATATTTTTTGTCCCAAATCGGTTCTAAATTCGAAATTAAAACTATTTATTTGATTAGTTGTTGTTAAAAATCCTGACACATATAAATTACAATACCCCAAATTGTTATAATTAAACTGTTGCTGTGCCCCATTATCAAAATTTAACGGCTGGAAACCCGTTCCCAGTGTGATTAACGAGTTATTTGTGTTAATAGTGTGATACGCTGTTGCACGATACGTAAAAGTATTGTTGAATGCAAATCGGAAATAAGTTAAAGTAATAGCATTTATCAAAAAAGACAAGTTGCATTCTAAAACATATTTTTTGTTTGCTTCGATTTTTAAGTTAGTGTTCCAAATCTCCCATATTGCTGGATTCGAAGAAGTAATGTCTGACTGCAACAGTGCTACTTGTGTAGCATTTACTAAATGCTTATCAGCAGTATTTAAATCCAGTGCTATTAATTTCTTCATCGTTGCGTTATTTCAGTTACGTTAAAAAAATTTATTGCTTCTGTTATGCTGTTAAACTCGTATACATCTATATTTCGCCCTTCCGGAGTGTCTATATAGTCCTGAGCTTCTAGAATTGTATACTTCGCGTTGTTTGCATCTTTGTAATACCCGTTTTCATCTGCTATTAATTTGTAAAGCATTTTTATCTCCAATTAATTTACAACCGTCCAACCTTTGCTCGTTGCTATAGCAGTATTGCACGTTGCTGAACCTGGGTTACCTGTAATTTTTATAGTCCTGCCAGTAACCGAGTTTAGATCCCCAAACAACGTATTTAAAGCAGTTGCATCCATGCTGCAATAGCTGACATCAATCTGCGGGCTTGACCCTCCCCAATCACCTGTTGCATTTGTTAGCCTTACTCCTGTTACTTTTATGTTGTGCCCCGATTCGCCACAAACGCTTATTTTACTTAGCATACTTGCTACTGTAACTATACCGCTAAACGCTTGCGTATTAAACATAAAGTACCCAAAACTTGCTTGGTATGTTTGGGATCCAAGATATTGCAAGTTGGTAATATTCTTTAACGAATAACAACGAGAAAACATACTATTCACGCCTGTAACATTGCCCCAACTACCTGGAAGAGTCACTGATACTAGCGATGTGCAGTTGTAAAACATATTGCTTGTGTTTGTAACATTGCCCCAGCTGCTTGGAAGAGTCACTGATGCTAGCGATCTGCAGTTAAAGAACATATACTGCACGTCTGTGCAACTGGCAAAACTCGCAATTGTGCAAGATTGTAAACTACTACATTCTACCATTGATGACCAAAAAGTATACGAATAATTAGTAATTCCAGCAGTCCCAAAAACAGCCCACAACAACGGAGAAGAATGAGGTCGCGAATACTCTGGATGCTTTGTAACTTGGAACCTGGTGATTGTATTTGTTGCATTATAAATGCGTATTTTAAAAACTGTATATTCACCTCCATTGACGCTCTGCCCAGTTCCAAAAACATAACCGTGATAATACGTCACCCCGCTTGCTCTACTGTGCTCTACATTCCCATCGCCCCAATCTATGCTATATGTCCCACTTCCAGCAACCGTTACCGCAAACGCCACGCCTGTTGAGCCATCGCTGACTAATAAGTTTATTTCGTTGTTGTTGACTTGCGAAATATCGATCCAGTCTGGATGCGGAGCCCAGCCCCCTGCATTCACCTCTTCTATTCCGCTGTTTCCAAGTGCTAAAACTTTTGCCATACTTGTTGTTTCTACTATGTTTCCATTATCTAATTTCAAATATTTAGGCATACCTAAACCCTTACTATAGGCTCACCTGCTTTGAAACTCAGTTCTGTCGTGCTTGTTGCGATACCTACGTATTGTGCTATGTGTCCAGCTGTTGTAGGGATTGTTGTAGTAATGCCCCCTGGAGTTGCAGATAAATAGTAATTGCCCCCAACTGTCAGCCCAGACAGCCCAGTTACGCTCCCCGAAACATAGACTGTTGCACTGCTCCCAGCTGTCACAGCACTTTTCACAAAGCCCACAGCCTTTTTGGCAACACCTCCCGATGCATCTGCTTTCCTGACTTTCAAAGTGCCAGCATCGTTCCACAAGTTCACTATGTTGCCTGCCGAGAGGGCTTCGCTAGCAGTTGCTACTATAACATCTGCACCAACACCGTCGGGCAATACTGACACGTCTATCTTTCCAGTGCTGTCGAGAGCTAAGATTTTACCAGCATCTGCTGCACCTGCAGACGTCACCAGTGCTTCAACTTCTTCTACTGCCTGAGCTCCTTGCTGTAAATATTTTTTTGCCATTTTTTTGCTCCTTTATCTTATTAAATAATTTTTAATTTCTACAAACAAAGTGTCTAATTTTAAACCACGCCCCACTTCTACCTTTAGCCCTGAATTTACTATATAATCTATTATATCGCCATCTACTCCTAAATAATAAATTTTGTTTTCTAAGCCTCCAAACCCATTTAGTTCACCAAAAACAACTACTTCTATAAAATCCCCAATTACTCCCGCTTGTTTAGTCACCCCTAAAATTTTGTTTAAGCAACCTAAATTCTGATTGCTTGCTTTGTAAATTTTGTTGTTGCTAACATAAACTACTTTATTGCTTCCAATAACTTCTCCTGCTTCAACAACAACTACTTTTCTAAAATCTGTAGCAGCACTTGTGTTCAAGCTTATAACAGACCCAACCGAGACGGTTACTGTTTCATTTGCTTCTATTATGTTTACTTTTTTCTCTTCTACTGCTATCATAGTGTCGTTACAGAGTTTTCAACAATCAGTTTTCCTTTTATCAGTTTTGTTGTTAAACTGCTTTTTATTAATATATCATACTCGTAATTTCCAAGTTCAAACAGGTTTATAGTATCTTTATCCAAAAAAATCTGAAAACTGTTAGCATTTATTTTAGTTACTATAAAGTTCACGTTACTTGTGTTTTTTTTTATAGTTCCTTTTATTGTGTAAGCAGTAATATCAAAATCAACGCTGAAAACCCTCGCCAAATCGCAGTTTTTATACGCTGTTATATTGTAAGTCCCTGCTATCATTTTATATTAAATCGCAACTTAGTATAAAATACAATTCTTTTTCTGTAATATTTACGTTGTCTATTTCTTCAACGTTGTCGTTGATTTTTGCAACAACAAATTTTTCTAATACAGTGTAATCGTCTAACTGCTTTTTGTTTATTTTTACGCTTAAAATTTTGCTGTTGTAATACAACACATTACAAGCAATTTTATACTCGTTGTTATAGTTATCATAAAAATTTATTATCATTTTGCGATCACCCCTAAAACCAAGCCCAATCCAAATGCACCTATGTAATATTCTAAGTTATAATTTTTTTGTGGCATCGGAATTGTAATATATGTTTTCACTGTATCGGTTCTTGTTATGTAGTTTTCTTTAACTCTTAAATCTATAAAAAAACTATCTTCAGGAAAGCAATATTTTATTAATAATTTATTATCGTTAAAACTTGTGTCAATAATTTTTTCAAATGCGTTTATTACAACCACAGTATCAATTTTTTCTTTTATAACTGTTTTTATTTTACTTTTGTTTATAATCAGCGTGTCAACCTTGTAAACTACTGCTGTGTCGTATTTTGTAATTGTTTGTTTTTTTGTTATTAAATTTTCTATTCTGTCTACATTGTATCTTCCGCCCAATACAAACCCAAGCCCAATCAACAATATTGCTAAAATAATTATAATTAATATGTAATTCCCCAGCTTCATTTCTCTGCACTCAAATCAATCAACCCCCGCACTTTTAAACGCCCTATCGGATGCGTGTATGAACGCACTTTTTTAGCCACCATCCCACCTGTGCGAACAGTTGCCAATCCAGTGTTCCCTTCGATTGTTGTTACTGTATTGTTTTTGTTTACTTTTTCTACAATGCCAATATGCCCATTCCAGCTGTTTACTGCTTTCCAAACAATATAATCCCCCGCTTTTGCTTTATATTTTTTCTTTGTTCCAAATTTTTTCACATAATTAAAAAAATTGTTTGCTACTCCTGTTTTTGGCAATACGTTTTTTATTCCTAAATTATTACAAACATTATTGTAACAAAAGTACTGAAAAGCGTAGCACCAAGCTGCATTTTTGCTGATGCCTACGCTTTTTTGAAATTCGTAAATCAAATTTTTGTTCTTTTCTTCTGTTATTCCTAAGTGTTTGTTTACTTCTTTTAGCCTCAGCTCTTTAGTTTCAACGCTTTCTTTTAAAACGTATTTTTCTAAACAGTTTATATCCACACTGCCAACAACTAAAAAAGCAAACAATATTTTTAAAATATTCTGCATTTAAATTACTTCAAGTTGCAATATAAAAAATGAAATTCCGACCAACAAATGCACGCCTATAAAGATTCCAGCAACAACCACGCTTGCCGCTAACTGCTCAAACTTGCTTAGTTCATCATCTTCACCAAACATTAATTTTTTTGTAAAATCTATTTCTGTGTAAATATATAAAGCAATATTTGAGAGCAGTAACGCAAGCCCTTCCAGTATGACTATTAAAATTATTTTGTTTATAACTTCCAAATTAAAAGAGAAGTAAACTATTCCTGTTGTTATTATTATTGCTGCTATTAAATTTCTTATTGCGGTATTCATATTTCCTCGCCGCGTTGTTTTTTGTGAACAAATTTTATTATTTCGACGTCTTTATCTATAATGTTAACTTTTCTGCTTATGTCCGCCATATCGTTTTCCAACACTGCTATCTTTGTGTTCAAATCGTCTTTTATTTCTTTTATGTCTGATTTTATTTCGGAAAATGCAGTTTTGAAAGTAAATCCCAGTGCTGAAATTATCATCAGCACAAAGAATTCTATTGCGATTAATATTATCTGCATTTCCATTTTGCTTTATACCCTAATGTTTCTAATTCTTCTTACTGCGTTTTGATTTTCGATTTTCCAAGCTACGCCCATTTCCCACTTCTCTTCGCTCGCTTCTTTCATTTCCATATAGTCTGCTTCTCTGTAGTCAAAGCCATTTGTTACCAAAGATAACGCCCCAGTTCTAACGCTTAGCAGATATATCGAAGTAGTTACATTCAAAGCTGTTGGTGTTGTGTCATCAGGTTCGTCGCTTGGATAAGCCAAATCGGGGATTACAATTGTGTTCAACTGCCCAACGGATGGGGTTTTTAATAGCTCGTTAGTTGGCGATGACAACAAATTTAACTTTCCTGCGATTGTAGAAATTCTTGACCACATCGTGTTGTTGCAAACAAGAACATTTGCATCATCTAACTCGCTTGTTACTTTTTGCAACATTTCTCTAAACGCTGTTGCTTCTTTCTCGAAGTTTGTTTGTTCTAACCGCAAATCCAAGTGCTTAGCTCCTGAATTTGTAGAATAGTTCGCAGCATTAACCACGCCGGTAACGCTGAATCCAGGAATATTAGTAGTGCCGTTCAGAATTGCTTTCAAACCTTTTATTGCTCCGCTAGTTCCAGCACCTTTTGTTAGTTCTACGTCCATCAATCGCCCATAAGCTACGCTTCTACGTATTAGCTCGGTCTGCAGCCACTTTTCGATTGCTGTCCCTTTTATTACTGCATCTCGCACGTAGCTTTTATCGATTAGAACTACTTCCCCTGCAATTGCTTGCGTGATTGATTGTGCGTTTGGAGGAGTTGTTACTGTGTAAGTAAAGCTGTTCCCTAATTCTCGTGTTGCCAATGTCGAATTATACGAAAATGGTATGTAATTCGAGATAGTAGTGTCTAACTCAAACCCCTTGAGAACTGAAAGCACTTGAAAATACTTAGAGTTTGAAAGTATGTTATTAACAACTGCTCTACCTCGTGCTGATGTTACATTTGCAGCTATTTCAATAAAATCCATCATTTTGTTTTCTCCTTTGATTATTAAAAAAATTAAATTTAATTACTATCTATTTCTGAAAATCTTTTTTTAACGTAATTTAGCACTTTTTCGTCTCCTGCTTGTGCAATTTTTAAATCTATGTTGCTGGAACTCTTTTCTACAGGTGTTGTTGTTTGTTTTATATTACTGCTGTTTCTTGTGTTTAATGAAGGTAAATTGTCAATTAATTTTTTAGCTCTGTCTAAATTTTCTAATGCTATGCTTTTCCATTCTTGGATTACTTCTTCATTTTGAGGCGCTATTTTATTTTTTTCTATTGCGTATTTTATGAGTGCGTCAACTTTTTCTTTCTTTTCTTGCTCTTGCTTTTCCAATATTGCTTTTAAAGACTGTTCACGTGCTTGACGCTCTTCTCCTAACAACTTCATCACTTCGCTTAATTCACTTTTGTAGCTGTCTCGCTCTTTTTTCAAATCTTGCAACTCTCTCATTACAACATCAAACTGCTTTTTAAAATCATCATTGCTGCTGTAATCTTTTGCAGTTGTTTCAGGTTTTACTTCTTTCTCTGCTTTTTTGCTTTCTAATTCATCAACCCAAGCCAAATCGTCATCACTTACTTCTGCACCTTTTTGCTTTAAAAATGTTTTCAAAAAATTTTTTAGCATTTTACACCTTTTTTAATTTTTACAAATATTTTTTTTTAAATATACAAAAATATAACGAAATTTCAAAATATTAAAACAAATTTTTAGTTAAAATTAAAAAAAATTGTTATTTTTGTAAAAAATTTGATAGGTAAAATATGTATATTACTTTAGAGCAATACAAAAAATTAGGACATCCACTAATCGTTGAGTTTTTCGAAAACGAAGGGGATTTTGAATTTGTTTGCAAAACAGCTAGCGAAATAGTAAAACAAATTACAAATATTCCTTATCCAACAAGCACTGAAAACGTTTCTAATATTTTAATGCTATACGTTTCTAACATTATAAACAAAATTGCAATTAATCAAATTCAGCAAGTAAGTGCAGAATTGCTGCAGAATATAAACAACGTTTACAACTACACAATCAGCGAACTTAAAAATTTAAAAAACTACGATAGCAATAATATTTATACAAACTTAATAAACATAAAAGGAATGGTAAGCACAATAGGAGACTCGCAATGATAGAACTAGAGCAATCTATCGAAATTTTTGAAAGCATAGCAAAAAAATATTTTAACGTAGCGATGGGCTTTAATGCAACACAGCAAGCCCCTTACTTGCTCTACGAAATTTCTTTCTCAAAAGATGAATTTAAAAACTTAAATGACAATGACTTTTTAAAATCGCAAGCTCCTATTTTTGCTATTTTTACAAGTTTAGTTGTATATAAATCATATAACGACATAAAAAAAACACAACTCGAAATGTTTAAAACGTTGCAAGAGCTGAAAAAAGAATTATTAAACGCAGATTTTTTCTTTGTGAGTTTAGATGAAGCAATAGCGTTCGACGAAAAAGGCTACGCTATAGACAGCCCCGCTAAACAAATTGTTTTTAAAATATTAGTTAAGTTTTAATGAGCAAAGAAATCGCAAATATTGAACTACAAAGAATTTATAATACTTTTATAAACAAAGATTTTAATGACGAAGAAACAATAAACGACTTGTATAATGAAATTTATGCAGTGTTTGGAAAGGACTGCAATCTCTACGACGTTATAAACAACAATACAATTATAAAAAATCTATTCCAAAACAAAGACTTAATAAACAATACTAAACTGATATACAAGAACCCAAGCAAATTGAACAAAATAGAAACAGCAAATAAAATATTTGTTTTAAAACATAGCAAATTTAAAAAATATTTAGATTACAACTACTTTAACGACAACGCTGAAGACAAGAACAGCAGCACAATAAGCAACACTTTAAAAATAAATTTAGATTTAAACTATGTTTATTCTTCGCTGTTTTTCTCAAAAGCTCGATACAATCTGATTTATGGAGGAGCTGGGTCTGGGAAATCTTACGCAGTCGCAGACTTATTGCTTGACAAAATCCTAACATCTAACACAAGAATTAGAATTTTATATGGACGCAAATACTTTGCTCATATAAAGCAAAGTCAATTCGCATTATTTAATGCACGTATAAACTTTTATAATTTAAACGATTATTTTAATATATCAAAGCAAGATTATAAAATTACTTGCACATTAAACAACGCTGAATTAATCGCTATCGGACTTGATGACCCTGAAAAACTTAAATCAATCTACGACCCTGACTGCATCTGGATAGAAGAAGCAACAGAATTGCGTGAAGAAGACTGGCAGCAATTAGATTTAAGACTTAGAAGCAATAAAGATAATTTACAGATGTTTTTTACATTTAACCCTATTTCTCGCAAGCATTTTCTAAAACGCACATTTTTTGAGGATGACCAAGAAATAGAATTAGGCATCCCTAAAATTACAAAAAAAGAAATAACAATAAACGATAAAACTGAAACTTTAGAAACTTTTATTTTAAGAACAAATTACAAGCATAACAAGTATCTACCTGCTCAATACGTTGCAGCGTTAGAAAACCTAAGAACTTTAAACCCTGAATACTACAAAATCTATGTTAATGCAGAGTGGGGAGACGCAGCTCAAGGCTGGATTTTTAAGCGTGATTTTTATAGCACCTACACTGAATTGCCAAGCGACGCAAAAGGCGTTATTTACTGCGATCCCAACTTGTCGAAGAAACAGAAAGGGGACACTACTGCAATAGTAAAACTACTTTACAGTGCTTTATCGCAATGCTACTATGTTGAAGATGTTGTTTGTAAAAGTTTCGATGATGCAAACGAATTATTAAAATCTTTATTTGCTTTATACCACAATGACCCCAAAATTTTTAGCATATGCTTTGACGGGAACGTAAACCAAGAAAGCCAGTGGACACAGCACATTCGCAATTTCTCGCAGATTTATAATACTCCAGTGCCTGTTGTTGATTATAAAAAATACAGCGTTGATGATTTATCAAAAAATGCAGCAATACTCTGGAATGAGGGACGCATAAAGTTCAGGGCAGGTATCTCCGAAACTGTTGATGGGAGCGAGTTTTTAACGCAACTATATTCATTTACAAGCAAAAAGAACAACAAAACCAGAGATGACGCCCCAGATGCTTTGATTTGTGCAATACAATCGCTGTTTGATAGGGGCTACAGAATAACAAATACAAACTTCGAATTAATAAAAAATATTTTATAGGAGGTTAACAAATGCAAAACTTTTATCCATCATTAGGCACTGTTTTGCGATATTTTAAGCAAGCAGATGAAGCAAACTTTAAAAACAGAAATGTTAAACCTTTGCTTGAACTGCTACAACTAATTTCGTTCTACTCTCCTAGGATTGCTGGGCATATCTTAACACGCAAAACAGCGATACAATCGTTCAGTTGGGACATAACAGACGCAGAAAACCCAGAACGTAAAGATGTTATAAAAAACAAGCTAAACAGTTTTATAAACACAATTATCGAAAATTATATCATAAGCGTGAACTTTGGAATATGCGTAATTGATTACAGCTACTTACTTGCTGATGATATGTTTGTTCCTGATAAAGTAAACGTGCTTAATCCAATAAATCTCGATTACGACAGCGAAGACATTTATCACTACAACGCAGAAGAAAAAAAATACGAAACAATAAGCAAAGACAATATAATTTATTTTATTTACAACAAGTTCATCAGAGGCGGGATTTTAAGAACTATACTCATTCCCGAAATTCTGAGACAGAACGCACTTATGGAGTGGAACAACTTAAACAAACTGCTTAAAGGGATAATAACTTCAATAGTTGACCCTGAAAAACTATCTGCTGCACGAGCTTTATTAAACTTAAATGAACACCAAATAAAAGAAAATCTTAACAACATAGACACAGCAATTGCAAAAGCCGAAGAATACAATTACTTAAGAACTTTAAACTTTGCAGAGATAAAAACACAAAGCATCGCAGACGCAAAAAGTGGAGCAAGCTATTTGCAGCTGATAGAAGCACTAAACAAAGATATCGCAATAGCATATTTAGGTCAAGCAAACACAACAGAATTGCCCAACAGTGGTGGCTCTAGAGCAGCGTTAAACGTGCTGAATTTAATACGTAATGATATACTTCTTGCTGATTTGCAAAACATAAAAAACAAAATAAATGAATTTTTGCTACAGTTTTACAAAATAAACTTTAATCCAGCTGCAGAAAGGTCACCTCTTGCTTTTGATTTCGTTTTTGATGAAAACGAAGATATCGAAACAAACGCAAGAATTTTTGAATATCTTGCAAGATTAAACAATGTTGCAGTAGACACAAACGAGTTTTATAAAAAATTAAATTTAAAACGTCCTGAAGGGCTTGAAGATATTGTTGTGTTATCAGAAAAGAAATTTTTATGAAAATAAATTTAGACAAAGAAATAAAAATACTTGCACTAAAAAACTTCAGCGAAGCGAATGCGTTCAAGCTCGGAGTTTTGATAGAAAACTATATAAAAGATAGAACGCTGAAAGGCTTGGACAAGAACGAAAACCCATTTAAAGCATATTCTACAAAGCCTTTTTCAATCCCTGCTTCAGCAGTGCCTAAATATGCTATTGCTACACTCAAAAAAAACAAGCAACTACAATATTTTGTAAAAAACAAAGTTCGCTATGTTGTTATTAAATCTGGATATTTGCACTATAAAAAACTACTATTCAGCAAAACTTCGTACGATGGAACAGTGAATTTAACGCTTACAGGCAGTATGCTAAGAAGCTTTCAGCTGCAAAATTACAGCGTGAAAGAAATAACGTTAGGATTTACACGCCCCGAAGCAGTAAAGATATATTATTTCAACGTTTTAAAAGGGCGTGACTTTTTGGGCATAACAGAAAAAGCACTTTATGAACTATTTCAAAAATCTATTACTCTGTAACCAGTTGCCAAAAGTGCCTACAGTTGTAACCTCCCAAATGCGTAATTACTGGCAGCCCTTGCCCATTATCCAGTGCTTTTATTTGCTCTATAGTGTAAATTTTATTATAATGCGCTTTGCAAAATGGCCGCTCTGGCGGTGCTCCAGCAAACTTGAACTTGGGCAAGTCTTTATTGTGCTTAATATATTCGTTAACTTTGTTGTTTATGTTTTTTATATTATCTAAGCCCGCTATGGTTGTGCGTATTATAGTATTTTGGTAATATTTTTGTATGTTTAACGTTTTAGTAACCTCGTCTTTTAATTCTTCGTAGTCTAAATTTTGCAAATGTTTGTTAAAAATTTTTACTATCCTGTTTTGAATTTCTTCGTTAATGTAGATAGTTTTCCACTTGTAAAAATTTATTATTGTTTTAACATCTTTTTCGTCAGCAACTTTGAAATATAGTTTATTCATATAATTTATCAGCTCGTTTGCTTGCTCTGTTATCAAAGATTTTTTAGCATCTGTTAGCGATAAATCTGTTAGGTATTTGTTTAATTCGAAATTAAACTTTTGTAAAGTATATTCCCCTCTAATTGCTTTCCCTATTAACTTCAAAATATATTTATCATCTATTGTAACCATTTCTTTTACTCACTGCTTAGACTAACATTTTTATAATTTATGTTTTCTTTTTTTTCTTCATCCCAAAAGCTTGTGATTACTTCTAACGTATAATAAACCTCTCCATTGCTGCGTTTTCTTTTTCGCAGCAGTTTTGCACTATCGTAGCCGTTAAAGTCAAACACGTTTAACAAATTATAAACGTTTACTTCAACCTCTTTTGTCTGGAAAATTATACTACAATGTAAGCATTTTATTTTTTTTAATATTACTTTGCTGTTCATCATCACAAAGTTGACAACTACGCTTTTAGTACTAAAACATTTTGGACATTCCATTTTTTATTCTCCTAAAATATTTTTTAGTTCTTCTAAACTTTTAATTACGTTATATTTAACATTTTTTGTTTCGCACAGTTGTTTAAATTTTTGCTGTGTTTCGCTTAAATACCCTGTAGCTTTTATTTCTAAAAGCAAAAATTTGTTGTTTTTTAACGCCAGCAAATCTGGGAACCCCGAGCTTGCTCCAGTATTGTAAATAATGTAACTTCTTAAAAATCTTTTGCTGTTTTCGATTTGCATAAACGAGCTATTAATTCTAACAACTAAATAATTTCTGTTTATTAAAAACTTAGCAACTTCATCGATCAAAATTTGCTCTTGCGTTTTTTTGTATTTTTTTGCTTTTTCGTAATAGTTTGCCCCTTTTATTTCGCTCGTTTTTGTTTGTATCATATTTGTTTTTTTTGTTTTTCTTTGTGCTACTTCTGTAGCAAGTTTAAAATAATCATTCACTTTTTTTGCTCCTTTTATATTTTTTTATATTCTAATTTTTTGATTGCATACTTCTGCAAAATTAGCAACTCTTTGAATTTTAAAGACTTAGAAAAAAACCGCAAGATCATTGCATACTTTTGCATACTTGTTGCATACCTTGTGCATACTTTGTGCATACTTTTTGCGATTTTTTGCATACTTCAAAATTCTCGTAAATCTTTGAATTATAAAAAGTTACGCAAATTTTTCAAAATTGTTGCATACTTCACGCATATATTATATATATATATATATTATATATTATACCCCCTTTTTTTACTTTCCGACTAAATAAATATATATTGAAGTATGCAATACTTATTTAAATTCTTTGTAAATCTTTTATTTTTAAAGAGTTATAGAAATTTCAAAGTATGCAAAAATTTAAAAAAAGTATGCACAAAGTATGCACAAGGTATGCAACAAGTATGCAACAAATTTTAAATTTTCTTATACAATAGTATAAAAGAACCTGGCAGTTTCAAGTTTTTTTACAAAACTCGATTTTTTGTATCAAATATTGTGCCAAAAAAAATTAATTTTTAGTTAAATTTTCAAAGAACGCAACGTAAAAATCAGAAAACATTGTCATCAAAATCGTTATAATTGTTGCTATTTGTTGCAAAATCAAAATCTTCGTTACTGTTGTCATCTTCTACAATGTTGCTTTCGCTAATATTTATGTCGCAAATTGCTACAATCGTAATAAAAACGTTGCTTTTTCTTGCACGTTTTTTATATATTTTTTTGTTGTAAATTTGTTCAAATTTTTTTAAGAATTTAAATAGTTGCACGCTGTAAGGTCGTAATACTTTGTCATCTATATGCTCAAAAACCACATCGTTGAAAATAGCCCAAAGTTTTGCAAGTTTTAAGCTTGAATAATAAACGTTATATTTTATGTATTGCTTCACAAAATCTACAAATTTGTCGCTAGTTGCTGTTCTTAGTTGCCCTTCGAGCAGCGTGTCTGTAGTGTGTTGTAATACTTTGCGATTGTTTTGTAAGTAGTATCTGCAAAAGCAAAAAACAATATTATAAAAAATATTCCAATCACGTTCATCCCAGCCATAAATAAATTCTTGCTCAAAATGGTCAACTACCCTGTATTCATTGCTGAAGAATCGGTCTATTTCTACAATCAGCACTCTACGCTTATCTGATGCGGAGGTGAAGTTAATTGGATAGTTAGATGTAATCAAGAATTTAGGGCTTTTGCTAAAATCGACATAAATTGGAGATTTAAATTTTTTTTCTATTGTAAGCCCTTCCGTCAGCATTGTGTATAAATTTTCTATATTAAAATTTTTTTTGATGTCGTTAATAAATACAACATTTGTGTTAATTTCGAGCGACTGCAAAGCAAAAGACTTATCTATTTTGTTATCAAATTGCTTGCCATCCTGCTCAGAAAAATTTCGCAATTTTTTTGCAATATCATCGTAGAAGGGCTTCCAGATTAGGGTTTTGCCTGTTCCCCCTTCAGCCAAGTCGTTTTTTGTGACTTCTGTAACAAAAACAGCAAAGGCTTGAGAATGCTGCTTAAATCTGTGTAGTATGTAAGCTATTGAGTTTATTAAAGATAAAAATTTGTTTTTACTGCTGTGCGTGATGTATGCTAAAAAAAACAAATAATTGTTTTTTAAAAAACTTTCAGAAAATCCTAAACTTTTAAGCGAATTTAAAAACTTGTTTAAGTCAGTATCGAAATTCAAATTTTCAAAATTGTTAATAAATTCTAAAAATTGCTTATAAAAATCAGGATAAATATTAATATCAAAATTTATTATATCGGATGTAAAAATATGTTTGTTGTTTATTGTAGCGTCGCTATATTCTAAAGTCTCAATGTTGTTTTTAGTTATTTTTACAACGTTATTTCTAAACGTGAAGTAAAAAGTATTTTCGTTATCAGTCAGCAAATCAGGAGAAAAATAATCTAAAAAGTGAATTTTCGAATATTGAACAAGCTCAGGAATTTCTTTATACAGCAATGTTTCAATTTGTATTTTTTCTTGCTCTTCTATGATGCTATTGTTAAAAAACAGTTTGTTTAAATTATTAGTGTTTGTTAAGTAGTTTTTTAATTTTTCTACAGTGTAGAATTCAATTCTGTTTTTATTTATTTTTACAAGTTCTACATCTTGCGAGTTTTGATAGTTAAGCAGTTTAAAATTTTCGTTTTTTATAAAGTCATAAAGTTTGTGCAAATTAATTTTAAATTGTATGCTGTATGATTTTTTGTTTTCTACACGTTCCCAAAACGCTCCAGGATGGGCATCATATACCTCAACAAATTGTTTTAAAAAACTAAAATTATCATTAGTGTTAGCTAAAAACGTAAAAAATTGGTTGCGATAAAACGCATAATTGTTAATAACGTCAACAAGTTCAGCATTTAGATAGTTTGTTGAATACAAATAAATATTAAAAAAAATAAAATATTTAAAAAGTAAGTTGTTATCAGCAAGCAATGTAAGAAAAAAATTAGAATTAGGAATATACACAAATTTAGAAGCTGAAATATAATACAAAGCGAGGTCTTCAGGCGATAAGTTTATTAAAAAGTTTTTTGTAAAATCATAAACGTGTTGAGCGTGTTCTTGAGTAAAATAGTTGTATGCTTGTTCGTTTATTTTTTGCAGTTTTTCAAAAAACTGTATTTTCTTTTCTAAATCAAGTATTTGAAAGTAATCTAATTCAGCGTTTTCGTTAAAGTATAGTATTTGAGAATTAGCAGCCCCTAAATTGTATTTTAGTCTATCAGAAGCGTAAGGGTCGTTGGTGTCTATCAAGTAAGTTTTAAAGTATTTTTCTATTGTGGTTGCGAAAAAACTGTAATTTTCTATTGTGTAGTTGCTGTTGCTATACTGCTGCAGAGGTTCTTTAAACTTAAAATAAATTCTTAATCTTTGCACTTCGTTTGTGTGATTTTTTGTTGTTACTATTAAGTAAGCGTTATTCTTTACAAACTCAAAGTTTTTAAAATCGTTATAGTTTACTATGCTACTTGATTTTATTAGGTCGTTATTTATGTCGATTGTCATAAGCGTGATACGTGAAATTGTGCTATACAAACGCTTTGAGCTGCAAATAGCACCGCTGTGCATTATTTCGCTTTTTATTATGTTAAATAAGTCTTGATAACTTGAAACGTTCGAAATCGCCCAGCTGTCGTTGCTTTCCAGTATAGATATTTCCATAATATCATCCGTTTTTTTTTACATTATTTCAAAATTGTATTTATTTTGTAAGTAAGTTAAAACATTTTTCCAGTCCTTGAAATTTTCGTTTTCAAAAATTATTAATTTTTTTAATCTTTTAGCTGCTTCTAATTCTATTTTTGCCCCTGACGAATTTTTGTAGTCATCAAAGATATAGACTATATCACACTTTGCAAGCACCTCTAACGATAGTTTCATCATCTCAACCCAACCTATTTTGAAGGCGTCTAAATGTGCAATTTTTGCAGGGTTGTAAATAATCAAATCGGGATTGATGCTTTTTATTTCTTGCTCTTTTGAATAAAATTTTTGTTTGTAATTTTCATCGTTTGTGATTGCCCCCGATAAATAAACTCTCAAATTGCGTTTTTTAGGAACTTGATACATAAATTCTCCTGTTTGTTATTTAAAAATTATAAATATAATAAAAAAATATTTTATACAAGTAACATTCAAAAAGAAATCAAAACAGCGTGTAATTTTTTGCTTCGCTGAACTGTTCTCCATTTACAAAGACCTCCAAACTCCCGTCTTCAGCGAGCATTCGGTCTGTCGCGAATTGGCAGTAATAAGGCTCTATCTCCATAGCATAGCACCTGCGTTTTAATCTGTGTGCAGCCACCATCGTTGAACCTGAATGCAAAAAAATGTCTACAACTAAATCGTTTTCGTCTGTATAGTGCTTTATAAACGTTGCAGGGAGGTCGACTCGTTTGCTCCATCGAATAGGTTGGTTCGCTCGAAATGCGTTATCTGCAGCTATTCTTATAATCGTTGTGAATCTGTCTCTTAAATTCTTCATTTTTTTTTGTCCAAATTTACAAATTAAATGATGAAGCAATATAGGTTGCGATGGACCTACGTATTTAGACGTTTTTCTGTCGTTAACAAAAAAATGTGCAAATCTTTCAAAATCTCGAGATGCTAGTTGAACAGCTTGCTTGTCGTTGCACATCCAAAAAGACACTTTAGGCTGTATTATTTCTTTCTCGTTTAGATAGCAAGCCCATATATCTTCAAATTCCATCGAATAGTCTGGGTCTGTGAATACAAGTTCCGCTTTTTCTTCGCCCATCAGCAATTTAACTTGTTCTGCATCTCTGCTGTCACCGCACAACAGTTTATGCAAGGTAGTCCCTGCTTTCTTGAATTCAATTAAATCTCCAGATTTAATTTTTGTGTTCAACATAAAAAATTCAATGTCTTCTTCTCGCATATTTGCCCCCTCGTTTACTTCAATCTTAATACTCTTGTGCTAGTTTCTTTTAAAAAACTGGCATACAAATTGCTATGCTGTTCTTTAAATGCGTTAACATCGAACCTCTTCGACACTTGATTTTTATATGTTGCTAAAATATTATCGTTATAAGTTAATACTTCGTTATCTTTTATGTATTCTAACAGATTGGTTTCTAGTTGTGCGTTTTCGTTTTCTAGTTTTTTTATTTCTTCTTTATTTGTTTTTATGCTTGCAACTATATTCACTATATCTTCGCTTGCTTCTATTGTCGATTCTTTTTTTGCAGAGCTGTAAAGTTTTCTGACATCTTCAAGATTTTCGGGCTTTGGTGGCGTGTTTGTTAATACATAGTTGTTCCAAAAAAATACAGCGTAATCTCTAATATATTTTATTAATTCTTCGTCTCTTTCAATTTTGAAATATTTCAAATCATAAGTTGTATCGTATGCTAAATATCCTGCTGTTAAGTTGGTTAGCATTAAATACCATTGTAGCTGTAACACGTGATTATATTTAGGTTCGTCTAAGTTTGTTGTTGTGTGCTTGCATTCTAAAACATAAAAAACTTTATCAAAGCTCACCAGCCTGTCGACCTGCCCTGCTAAAAAACTATATTCTTGGTCTATATACTTGCAATCATCGTTCCACAGTTCGAAGTTCGTTGCTTTTGCAAACTCTTGTGCAATAAATTCTTCTAAAAACGTCCCTTTTCGCATTACATAGCTAGGAGTAGTATTGCTTGCATTTTGTGTTTTTTCTAAAAACACATCGTAAGCAGTGCGAAAGTTGTCAAGATTCAATATTGCAGCGATATCGCTGCCACCTATAAACTTGCTTCTGTCGTGCATTTTTTACCTCTTCACATTTTGAATTTTTTCTAAAACTTTCTTCTTTAAGTTTATTGTTATTCCGTCTTCTTTGTAAGCCTCTTCGTATTCTGCAACATCTTCTCTATTTAAATCACGTCCAAAAATTTTACCTATGTTCTTGCACGCGTTTCTAAAACATTCTGCTTTTAGCTGCCCCATTTGCTTTGTTAAAGTATTTACAATTTTATTATTCACGTCGTAAGCGTCTGTTCCAGCTCTCGTTTGTATCTGCACAGCCCCAGCACCGATTCTTTTAATCATTTTTTTAAAAATTGGATGATAATAACTTAATTCGATTGTTCCAACTAGCTCATTGGCAACTACTTGGTATCTGAATTCTGTTACTTCCCAGTTCCCGAGCGAAATCTGGTCTAATAACATTTCCAAAAAACTGATAGGCAAATATTTTGTATTATTAGCAAACTTGTTAATTTTTATTAATTCTTGAGGAGGTTCTGTGTTTAACGCTTTAATAAAATTTTGTAACAAATTATAATCTAATTCGTTTGTTTTTACTATTTCTGCAATGTTTTCATCATCAAAAATTTCAATTTCGTTGTTCATTTTTGCCTCCTGTTGTAAGATTATCAATATCTTTGATTAAACTTCTCAAATCACGCTTTATTTCTTCGTTTCCGATGTTGTTCTCGTTAAGCAAATACAAAGCGTGTATTAGTGCAATTTTTATATCAAACAATTTTTTTGTTGTTTGATGCACTGTTTCTAAAACTTCAAACAAGTTCATAATTTAGCTCCTTTTATTTTTATAAAAATTTATTTTTTGTTAACTTGCATTAGCAAGTCTTCTAATCTTCTAATTTCATTTTTAATAGCTTCTTCTAAAATTTTGTTGTTTTTTATTTTGTCTAACTGCTCGTATAAATCGTTAATTTTTTTTATTATTTTTATTTGTTTGTCTGCTATGTCGTAAATTTTCATTTCAATATTTTATTTTTGTTTTTAATAATATAAAAAAATAATAATATTAATGTTAAAAATCCTATTGCTGTAAAGTGAATTTTGTTTTCTGTAATTCCTCCAATTATAAAAATCATCGCAAACGCAATTATTAATAAAAAATTAATATAATAATTTTTTTTGTGATATATATAATACCAAAAAGAATACATTTTTGCTCCTAATAGTTTGTGGTTATTATCTCATTTATTTCTTTTAGTATTTTGTTTATTTTTTTTGTTAATTCTTTGTTCTCGATATAATCAAGCGATATTGTCAAAACCCGCTTTGATTCGTATATTACCGACACCAACAAATTTATTTGGTTTAAAGCTTGGATGGGATCCAATTTTTTGTGTATTTTTTTCGTTAAATCGTTAACTTGCTTTGACAGCACTGTAAAATTGCTCTTTAAAGACGCATTATTAATAATTTTGCTTTCGATTTCTGCTAGCGATTCATCGAAAAGCTTTTTTATATCTAGCAAACAAAGTGCCGACAGGTGCAACGAATCTAAGGCTTTAATTAGTCTCATCTTTTTCTCCTGTTTTTTCTTTTTCTTTGATATTTTCTAAGTGCTTTTTTAATATGTGCACTATATAATTGCTCAAAATTCTGTCTTCTTGCTTCGCAAGACTCAAAAGTTCTAAATACAAGCTGTCGCTTATTCGTATCATTATACTTTTTCTTTTCATCTTTTCTCCCTTTTTTAAATTGTTAAAAAAACTATACAAAAATAAACAATTTGTATTATATATGCAAGCAGTTTTTTATTTTTTTAATTTTTTTTTCCATTTTTTTTGTCCCCTAATTTTTCGTAAATTTTTACTAAACTAATTTCGCGATTTACACACTGCTTTAAACCTTCTTCTACAACTGCATTTAGCCCTAAATTTTTTTTAGTTGCAATTAAATTTAATCGCTCTAGCAATTTTGGACTTATAGATATTAGTAAAGTAGTTTTATCCATTTTTGCGATCCTTTTTTTTATAAAATTAATAACGCTCAGACACTACATTAATATTAACATTAAACATACGTTCTTGGTAAATGTTTAAATCGCTGTCGATTGTGTAAAAAATATAAGGTTCTAGCATAGTGTAATCCATTTGCGTTGCTATTTTACTTGTAGATAAAATTATCTCATCGCTGTTCTTATACATTAAAATGTTTGTTACACCATTTTTAATATAATGCAATAATTTGTTTTCAATGTCGTAAATCGCAAGCGAATAAGAATTGTAAAATTCGTTTTTTATAAGTTTTTTATATGTTTCTTTAAAAGCATCTTTGACATTATTTAGTTCTAGTATGTTTTTATACATCTCCTCGAAAAAGCATACGCTGTCGCTTTTCCTAGCAGGAGGGTTTATATTAAATATTCCGTTATGCAAAAAAACATAATTGCCCAGCTTAATTGGCTGACAGTTCTTAAACCCAAAGCCCGAAGTGCTTAGTCTAGCGTGATACAGCAACACATTGCTTTCAGCCATCACGTCTTCCAATCCCTCGAAACTTTGCTTCGCTTTACTTTTATATATGCTGTTTGTTGCTGATACATACAGACCTTCCATATCGCTGTTGTTTAAGAAAGCAACGTAAGTATTACCTATAAAATCACTTACGTTTTTTTTATCTCTTTTGCTTTTTTTGATGCTCATAATGATAAAACACATATTAAACTCTCCTTTTGTTTTTGATTAATATTGACAAAAATTTCTTCTTCTAAAAAATTTTCTTTTTCTTCTGATAGTGTTATTTCAATCTCTTGAATGTTGTCCTCGTTTTCGTACATTTCTAAAGCTACGCTAAAATGTGCATTTATTACTTGCTGTTGTGTTAATATTGTTTCATCGCATATTTGTGCATCGTAAACTTTTACAACTTGCTCGCAATGGTGATTGAATAATTTGTTTGGATACTTTACTTCTTTATATGTGTAATATTTTTGTATTAATTTAAAAATATTAGTAAGTCTTGCTCTTATGTCAGCAAAATTTCTAACTCCTAGTAAATTAAAGCTTCTCCACTCCAAACCTTTACGCCCCGTGTCTATCACTTCGCTGCATCTGTCGTTGTCTGCTATGTCAAAAATTTCAGCTGCATATGCTCTGTTATACTGTTTTTTAAAGCATTCGTATTGTTTATAATCGTAATGTTTTAAAAATGCTTCGTGCATTCTTTTAATTCTGTAAAGTTTGTCTAAAAGTATATAATCTTTCTTAGTTTCGTGAGAAAAGTGAATATGACATCCGCAAGTGCTATCAACTAGAATTACACTTTCTTCTTCGTTTTGTATTTTTAATGCGTTTTTTATTTCTTCAAACATTAAATTTAAATCATTTTCATCTTTTAAAATGTTTGAAACTATTTCAATAGCAGTTCCTATTTTTGATGTTAGTGTTTCATCTCTTTCAAATTTTATAAATTTGTAATTGTTGAATTTTGATGAATGATATTCAGCAATTTTAATGTCTACATTTTTATTTATGTATCCTTCTATTTCAATTCCAATTAACATTTTCGCCTCCATCAAAAAATTCGTCGTCTTCCCCTGTAATTTTGAAGCTAATTTTTTTATTTAAATCTAATCCAGCACCTATTAAATGACCTACAACTGCACTAAGTTTTTTGCATATATCATAAAACATTTTAGCGTCTCGAATTGGGAATATTCTAACGTCTTGATCGTATATTTCAACATCGTAAAAATATGTTAAAAGATCAAAACTTGAATAATAACCGTTGTTGTCAGATCTTGAGATTTTCCAAGTAAAAAATTCTTTAATTTTATATACTTCTTTTATTTTATCTCTTATAACACCTTCCTCGTTCCATTCTTTTTTTGTATATCTTGCAGTTTTATTAACTTTAAACATATCTAAATACTTTTTTATGTTTTTAACATCGATTACCGCTACAGGGCATCCTGATTTTTCATCGATTTTGTATTCGATATTGCAATAAGTTTTTTTCATTTTAGTACTCCTTTTAAAATTTTATAAAAAAATTTATCAAATAACTGTTACAAATATAAACAATTTGTATTATATATGCAAGCACTTTTTTCATTTTTTTAAAAATTTTTTTCATTTTTTTTATTGTTATCGTAATTATTTATTTTATTTATGATTTCTTGCGATTTTAGTTTTTTTAATTCTGTTATAGCATATTCTTCTAAATATTCTGCTGTTAATTCGTATAAGTTTGCTCCTCTTGCTTTTGCTAAAAGTATTAAATTTTCTTTTAGCTCTTTTTCTATTGTAAATATAAAATTTTTGTTTTTCATTTTTTTGACTCTTATTAAAATTCATCAAACAACTGCAACAAAAATAAACAATTTGCTTCATATATGCAAGCACTTTTTTTATTTTTTTTAATATTTTTTTAAAAATTTTTTCCAGATTAAAAATAATTGTTTGGCACAGTAGTTGTATATAAAAAAGCAAGAATAAAAAAATTGCAAAACAAAAATAGCCAACAAAATACAAAAGCAAAAAAACATATAAAAATCGTGCCAAAATGCATTTGTTTAATTTGGCATTAGGTAAGCCTGAAAAATTAATACTAAATTTCTGGCACACATATTGATTAAAATTCGATTGATGATTGCAAAACACAAAAAAAAGATTAAATAAAAAAATGTAACAAAAAAAACATATAAAAAAATATGCCAAAAATAATTTTTAGACTTTGGCATTAGCTTATGCTAAAAATTACGATGATACTCTGGCACAATTGTTGATTGTTGCAAAATTTTGCTAAAATCGTTTATAAGTAACGTTTTACAACAAAGTGTAAAAAACAAAATGTAGAACTGTCCTGCGTTTCGGGGAATTGGCAAAAACATACGTATATTTATATGCCTCATCGCAAAAAAACCCCGCATATGACGTTTATGTGCGTCGTTTTTCGTTGACCAGTCCTGGGTTTTGGGGGACTTGTTGCCTACGTGTATAGAATATAAAAAAATAAAATAAAAAAAAATTTATAAAAAATATGGGCTTTGATTATTATATATTAATAATCCA